CGCCGTTCATGGCGGCAGTTACTTCGTTGTTGATTCCTAGAATCTTCAAAACCTTTTTGAGGCTTGCTTCGTCGGCATCGGACAGCTTCGCTTTGATTGCCGACAAGACGCCCGACTTGATTATTTCCTCTGGCGATGTTTCGTTTCCGGCATTTTCTGGGGCCATGTATTCCCCGTTGACTTCTAGCAACAACTGCTTGCCTTTATCTGTTTCGGTGTTTTGTTCAACTATGTCGCGAGCAACTGTATTCATCGCGTTTCCTTCGGATTCGAAAAGACCTTGATTCGTCGCCGGTCGCGTTACGATGTCAACCGATTCAACATGACTCAATGATTCAACGATCTGTTTGCCGTCGCTGTGCCGCACTTCGCCGTCTGCGTTGTGTGACAAACCAAATGTGCGAGGAAACTTTTCCGCCGCTTCCATGAGCAAGCCGCTATCGCGGTGCTGAGTTGCGACGCGCAAGTTGCCTCGCACTTCGCCCAACCGCTTGTCGAATCGGCACCCCTCAAGGATTCCCGCAAACTCGCCAAACAAGCGTTCCTGCCGTGCGTTATGTTGCGGTGGATGGTCGTAATTGCAGCGAAGTCCTTCATACAAAGCTGCGGCGTCGTGCATAGCTTGGTCGGTATACTTCCGGCCATTCTTAGAATGTCGCCCCAGTACACGCACGCCTTCAATCAAGCCGCCGTCACGGTCTACTTTGCACGATGATTCAAGGAATACCGTATCGGTCAAACGAGATGGTGAGGCGGTTGCAGGCATACGGGACATCGTGACGACATCCCCCGCATACAGAAAAGGGCAGGATGTCAAATTATGGCATCACGGCGGGCCTGCTTTGACCTCTGCCGACACTTCTCAACAGGGCACTTGTAATGCCGCACTCGGGTTTTCGTGTGCGTAACAAGCATCCTGACGCCGTGTGCTGGGCATAGTGGGGGTGCTTGCGTGCGGTAACGCTTCCGTTCGTCGTTCGTCACGATCAAGGGCAAATGTCCCTCACAAGATTCCTGGCTTCAGCGAGGGTTTCAACGTGTTCCATTGCCGCTTGTAGCGCAGACATTTCTGCCATTTCGTTGTCGGGTTCTGCAAACGTCGGCGCCATCCCGCGCGGTGGCACAACCTTCTCGGGGTCAAGTCCTGCCTGCGATGCCCATGTCTCGCCGTCGAGAATGCCTTTGTCAAATAGGATGGAATTGGTTTGCGCAAGTTTTTGTGGGTCACGACTAGCAACCTCGGCTGGCTCGATGTTCAGGTCAACCAATCGCCGCAACTCCCCATAATTTGACACCGTTGAGAACCGGCCATTGTCAATCGCTATTTTCAACGCTTTCCACATCAGCTTCCTGAAACAACGGACAAAGAATCGCTGGTCGTTTTGGCGAGCTTTTACAAACGGCGCTTCCGATACCAACGCTGAAGCAAAGTTGGCGTTGCTCGCGTCGCCGCTAATCATGTATTCGGGCATCGACCAACGAATACCGATGCGCCTCATTAAGAATTGCGCGACCTCAATAAAGATGGGTGACCGCAGAGAACCTAGCGGTCCTGCATGATGTCGTTGGTCACGACCAGTTCGCACAACCGTCCCTGGGTCGAAGCGTTCGACTTGAACGGTCTTGGTGCTGCCGCTGCTTCGCGATTGCAAATACGATCCGATGGCGTTAGACGACAGACTGCTTTCGACATTCGTTTGATTTACACCAGAAGCGTTTTCGATGATGTAGGCGATGGCGGCTTGAACTGCCGCGCCCTCGGCGGTATTTCGCGTCACCTTCCACTCGCGTTCCAGGTCTTGAATTAGCGGCCAGAAGTCCGATATTCCGCGCTTCGCGTTGCCTGTCACGTTGCGTTTGAAATGAGTGGCACAACGTCCATCTCCGTCATCGAAACTAGGCGACGGCCATGCCGGAAGATAGTCAAACCGCTGGCCGGTTGCGTCGTGCAAAACGTGATAACCTAGCGGGTGGCGCACATCTTCAACGTGGGCGCGTTCATCGTACTGGGTATGGACGCCGAACGTCCAAGACGTTTCCGAATCGATACCACCAATCCATTCCTCCAACGCCCGCGCGTTTGCTGGCTCGACCAGTTGTTCAGGTTCAAGTCGCACGATGCGGCACATTCCGTTTGCCGTTGGGTATAGCGCCACCAACGCCTCGCCATCCTCACGCACGGAATCATGTATCTCGCGGTCCAGGTCGCAGATAAAATCGTTGTAGTCTAGGAAGTCATCTATGAACCTTTGCGTTTCTTCTATGACAGATGGCGGGGTCGCATCCGTGCGGGCTTCCATTGTGTACTGCCACTCCCCGCCAATCACATAGTTTGCAAGCGCTTGTTGCGCACCGATTGCGACGCTGGTAAACGTCGATAGATTTCTCGACTGAATCCTCATGCGCGCAAGGTCTGATTCTGTTTCATAAAACGGCACAAAGCGCCCGTCTGTCCGGTCGTAAATGTTTGACGAAGTGCGTACCAACCGTCGGGCGCCATAGTGGGGGCGAACCGATCCGCCGAGGTCTGGCGGGCTTGTGTCCTCCCACCCCCAGTCAAACGTCTCCCATGACTCGCGCATACTACGCAACACGTGGACATCGGTTTTCGCTTTTTCAATTTCAAGCTCCGCGATCAACTCATCGCGTTCCTCGATGAAGGACATTTGTTTTTTCATTTCGTTGCTCCTTAAAATCCAAACACGCCAGATAACTTCATGGCATTACGAACGGCGTTCACAGGCGGCGGCGGCATCGTGCGAGTACCGGGAGGACCGAATAAAACACGGCAGCAACAGTGTACGTGTGCTGGCGGCTTGGATACAAATCGCGACCAGAACTCGCGTCCTGTGCCTGCAATTAGCGGGCAGAATTCACAATGGCGGCAAGGCCCGAGTACCCAGACTGCAACCATTTCGTCACCAATGATTTCACGCGCAACCGTTTCCTCGCCGTCGAATTTAGCACCGGTGGTTTCTGTCCGTGCAATTGTCGCCGCACGCTTCGGTCCAAATACTGAGGTCGTGCGTTGGTCCACATCCACCAAATCTAGTCCTCGACTGGTCCGGTCTGCCCACGATGCCGATGCCACCGTCAACCTTCTTTTCGCGTTGTTAATCACTCCCGCAGACACTTTTCGAGCGCGTTCCTCTGCTGCTTGTTCAAGTCGCTGCCGCAGCGTCAACTGGCCTGCCAAGCGTTCCGTCGGTGTTATTTTCTTTTTGCGCGATGCGGCAAAGGATGTCCCGGCCGAAAGCATTATTATCAACAAGGCAACTGCCGTTTCCTGTTCGGTTTCGCGTTCAACTCGCGCCCAGAATTCTTCTGGCACATTGGCGATGTCGGGAGGATCGCCCAGCAGTTTCGTCAACTGTTTTTTGTGCTTGGCTGATAACGTGCCTAGACGCTTTGCAAAACCACGTTCAAGTTGCTGGCGAGTAGGCATTACGCAAACACCCTTTCCGTGCCGCTAACCTCAAGCTCTGGCCCATACTGGTGAACCTTCTGGGCAAAGCGGACGGCCATTTCGAGCGCATCCGGTCCGTCATCGTGGCGATGCGACGGGAATCCCTTCAGTTGTTCGAGGAGCAGCGAAGTCCCAGGCGAATGACTCTTGAATCTAAACTTGTTGTGGCGCAGGAATGGCGTAAGCGTAGACCGTATGCGCATTAGTTTGTTTGTTGGGTTCCCTATCCCGTGGTATGGGATCATGAAACCACTTGAACTTGATCGGTCGATAAATAACGGTTCCAACGCCGCTTGAAACCCAACCTCCTCGCAGCAAAATGCGTTCGCTCGAAATGCTCGGCAGATGTTTATGGCGTCATCGACCATTCGGGAAACGTCCCGGCGTTCCAAGTCGGCGTCAATCCACATCGTTCCATCTACGTCGAGCATCATCATAATGAACGCAGAATAGTCCGACTTGTCGGTTCTGCCAAGCGATGGGTCCAGAGTTACCAGTCGCCATTGTATGCGGTCCGCCGTCGGCCACTCGTCGAACATTACCGATTCTGCGAAATAATTTGCCTCCCACTCTGCATCGAGCAGTTGCGGCGGATTCTGTTGGTACAGCGATTCCCACTGCCACGGATAACCTGACGCCATGTAGGCCGCGCGACGACGCACAAGCCATTGCAACGGATAACGCTCCCCCCACAACGCTTCGCCTGCTTGACGCCCGAGTTCGTCGTCATCTTCGGCAATCGCCGGGAACCGTATTCGCTCCCAGTATTCACCTCCTGCCGCTGTCTCTTTGAGCAGGCGACCAATCAAATCGTCAGGGTGCCAGCGCGTCGCGATTATCACGATAACCCCGTCTGGCGACATCCTGGTGGTCGCTACCGAGTGGAACCACGCATGGATATGGTTACGCTGGGTTTCCGATAACGCCGCCTGAACGTCCTTGAGGTAGTCGTCAACGATGAACAAGTCCGCACCGTGCCCCACGATGGAAGTTCCAACACCAGCGGCACGCAAACCGCCACCGTCGGTCAACTGCCATCGTCTGGCGGCTGAACGGTCAGCACGAATCCGAACACCGAACGCCGAGTGACCAAACTCCTGTAACGTGTCACGCGCCTTCGTCGAGAAATCGAAAGCCAAATCCCCCGTTGCCTATGTCAAAATCACGTTGTCCTTCGGGAACGTGCCCAACCACCACGCCGGGAAATACTGCGACCCCAACAACGACTTGCCATGACGAGGCGGCATTTCTACGATCAGGCGTTTTATTTCTCGCTTTGCCGCTTTGCACAACAGGCGGTCCATGTACGCATGATGATGCGCCATTTTCCATTGGCCGTTTGAAACGTAACGCGCGAAGCAAGCGGGCGTCATCGTTGCTTTAATCGTTTCGGGATTCATCGTTGGCGGGCATGTACAAATCAATTAGGAACTCAAAAGCGTCGTCCACTTCCCAGGATTGTTGGAACGCTAAATTTACGGCCATCGTATACGCTTCGTCCGGTGTTCGCTCGAAACTGTGATTAGCGAGCAAAAATGCAAGCTCTTGTGCCTGATTCATTGTCTGTCCCCTGTAACACAGTAAACACAGGATGGCTCTGGGTTTGCTGTGTTTACTGTGTTACAAGCGTTGCACGCTACCACGGAATAACTTTGGCGAGATTATGCGACAGCAGGCACTCCGTCAGTTTTTCGTTTTGGAGCGTTACGATGTCGGCCAAGTAGCGTCCAAACTTTCCTCGCTTGTCCTGGTGCGTATGAACAACGAAATCCGGTCCGTTGGCCTTGACCCAATCCAAGACGAACTGTTTGGATTCTAGGCCTTGCACTTTGCTCGCGCCACGCACCTCAGGCGTGTCAAACATGCCGTCCTTGTGCCACAGTCGAGTCGTGATTTGAATCGTCAAATCGAACCCGATGTCTAAGATCATGACCACAGAATCGCCGTCAATCACGCGCTTGACTTGTGCGGCGTATTGATACACTCAATTCCCTCCCGTGGGTGTTTCGCGCCTGCTCTTGAGGTCGTAATACAATCGCTCAAGGTCATCAAGGCGCTGCTCCGAGTCTGGTTGCGTTGTTTCGACCACTTGTAAACGTTGATCCATTACCAGTATTCTTTCGCGAATATCGGCGACGACCACGCCGGACAGGTCCGAAACTTCTTGCGCCATTTTGCCAACGTCAGCGTTCAGCCGCTCCACGCTGCCGGTCACCCTGCCGATGAATAACAAACCAGGACAGCCGAGGCCAACAAGTGTAATAAAGATAGAAGCTAGGAAGCCGATAGCCCACTTGTTCGCCTGCGTCTGCCCGTCGGTCATAATCGGTCCCTTTTATTTCTGCGGCGATGGATTCCCGTGTGGGGCTTTCCAGCCGGTGATTTGGTTATTTTGCGTTCTCGAAATCGCAGTGATGCGTGGCGCAGTTGCGACTTAGTTTTCGGACGCAAGGAGGTTGGCACGTCATCCATGATTGCACCTTTCGCGGGGTCACCGCCCCCGACTATCCCCGGCCAGGAGCGGTTTCCCGCCGAATTCAAACGAGGATTGTGGCGATATTTGACAATCCTGTCCAGATCGCGACAATGGGAGCGTGGCCCATAAGCCCGCCCGCTGTTCGACCGCCGATTCGCTTAAGCCCTTTCGCGTCTCGGCGGTTTTTTCATTGACACTCCTGCTGTGGCCTGTCTATGAATTTGATGCCATGCAGGTCCGATTGCGGGACAAGGTATGCGGGAATCTTCAGCGTCTCGTTCCAGTAGCATGGTCGCATTACATCCTCGCCGTCTAGGAAGCCTCGTATTTCGTATCTGGGCGCTGTTCCGGTGACCAGGATATATATGCGGCTTGAGTCATTATGTCTCGGCACAAGCAAACCTCCGTTGCTGTGTGCGGTGCATTTGACCTCCATACCGCCTACGTCGCCAGTGTATTGAGTCGCCTTGCCGCCCAGGTTCCAATGCAGCTTTAACGCCTTAGCGACTGCACATTCTGCGGCAGCACCCTCAATGTGAATGTTCCACGGGTTCATTGTGGCCCTACAATTCGCTCTAACGGCCGAACTCGACACCTGACGTAATACACCAACATTTGCGGCAATTGTTAACTCCGACCAATCTAGGGTCACTGAGATGGATTCAGGCATTACTTGTCTCCGTTCAGGTGTGGAACGTGTCCATTGCCGTTGGCAGAATGGCCGTTTGTCGAAACTGTCGTGGCTTTAGAATCGGCGTCCAACGCTTCCCGTCTGGCGGCTTCTAGCACGTCATCGGCGCCAAGCAATTCACGGCGAAGGTCGTTGACGATCTGGACGTTGATTTGCACGTCTGTTGCCGCCTCAGCGGTCGGCGTAGATGTCTGCCCGTGCAAGAATGCCGCTAGTTGGTCCTTCTGGTTCTGCCCTTCCATTTGGATGAGCGACCGGATTGCCTGTTGTTTCAACGCTGGCTCGCCGTGTGCCAAGGTATCAAGCACCATGGCAAGTGCTACGTCCCTCGCCTTTGCGGTCCTTAGATCCATGCCACCGATGTCTGCGGCGGACTTGTCGGTCAGCCAGCGACCACGAATAGCTTGCTGGACAAGTGCGAGTTGGTCGCGATGGTCGAGTCCGGTGGCGGCAGAAAACTTCGGCGAGTCCTCGGCTTGCTGTCCGTCTCCCGAGGCGATCTTTTCGATCACATCTTCGTGGAGTTGCTCCAGGTCGTCGGCGGCTTTTGC